CAGCGATGTTGCATATTCCTCTCTACGAGATCACCCCCCAATGAAAGGAGTGAACAATCGGTCGCTTACGCGACCCTCGCCCAGCCTCGTTTTATACACATAGAACGTGGCAAAACTATGCGCGATGGGTCATCGATCGGTGGGGATACTTGATCCCGTAACAATCGAAGCCAGCCATCAAGTTTCGTGATCAGCGACCGATTACTCGGACGTAAGACCCGGAACTCAATTTGCTGGTAATTACTGTTCCAGCGTCTGCGAAACCTATTCCGATTAAGGAATTCGGCCAAAGCAGGCGTCTGCACGATCTTACACGGGAAAGAAGATCGAGAAGTACCATAGGGAATTACCCCATAGACCTTCTCGAGTTCAATCCAGAGAAGATCGCTTACAGATTTATACTCCGGAGCTAACGAATTAGCAACCGCAGCATAAGAATGTAAAGCAGTCCCATCGGATTTCCGACCCGTCCACGGCTTCTTAAGACGAATAGGTGTGACGATTTCGCCCATAAAGGCGTCAACGCCACAACTTTCGCGAAAGTTGCCAGTGATACACGACTTGTCAAGGTTGACCTTTAGGCCAACACTCTCAAGAGCATGTATGCTAAGCGATGCCCACTCTGTGGGGACGACAATGTCGTCACCATAGACAAAGACACGCTTGCCCACCTTCTCTAGTGGCAAGTTCTTACCGTGTATTACCGCAGAGACAATAACCACCCAGAAAACATACGCTTCAACAGGAAAGCATAAAGCTGAACCCATTGGCGCATATTTCTTGAGGGTTATTACTCTCCCATCTGGGAGTTTAGTCTCCGTCGAACGGCAGGCTTCTAATGCTCGAGCCAATTTAGGAAGACGTTCAAATAGTCTCCTAACGAGCTCAAGTGAAACCCTGTCTGACGCGTCTTTAAGATCAAGGGTAGCATAACGTTGACTAGCAGAGCTAGTCTTCGCAATGTTACCGTTGATATCTTGACGTGTGAAGTTGACATGTCTTTTTGTATAAGGTGAATCACCTTCCAAAAAGGCCGCCATCTTCCGACCGAGCCCCTGTTGGATCCACTGGTATTCCAGTGGTTCACAGGAGATAAGTCGCGGACCCCGAGAATCTTTTGGTACCAGTACGACCTTTGCACAGCCTCCTTCGAGTCTTTGCAAAGAACGATACCAGTCCAATCGATCGGTAAGTTCGCGAGCCCCTCCCACGACGTAATAGTCGTAGTAGGGGTAGACCTGGTGAATAGAATTATACAACCTGGAAAATTTCCATTTTGTATCAGTTCTTTCGCCAGTCGCCACTGCCCCTGGGCCATGTCGCGGTTGGATGTCTTTGTGGTCGAAACCATTGAAGACCTTCCCAGTAATAATCTTAGCCAAATGAATTATTTCATTTGCTAGCGGATTATCCTGCAGCTCGAGCTCTGCATCGGTCTGAACAAAACCATCGATTACTCGTTGGTTCTCAGATTCCGAATAAGGAAGCTCGAGCTTGTACGCGAAATAGAGAACCTGCCGGATGTGTTTAACAACCGGAACAGGGACTACGCCCAGGAGAAAACCATTTACATCGAAGACAAGGCTAAAGTAATCCTGCAGAAATGCAGGTATACTTGCATTCGAGTGAGATCTTTTAAATCCCACTGGAATGTTGAGCCTTCCACTCACCAAAGCCTGATCAAAGGCTTTACCTAATTTAGGTAAAGTCTTGGTCAAGAAGGCGAGGCCCTCAGCAGATACCCTAGACTGTAAAGTCTGGAGATCTCTGCTAAGGGAATTACGTCCTGATGTATCGGTTTCGAGAGGATCACTACGGATCAGTTGCGCATGCAGGCGGAAGTAAACTTCCTCTTGGCTTTTCAGGTTACCAGTAATGGAAAACCTCCAAGGCCAAATGCTAGCGCACCGAACCTAACGATCCCGGTGCAGGTTTCACGTGGTTAGAGCTTGCTTAAGACTCGCCACGTAAAACGGCATCGACATTCGCAGTAGATGCGAACCCGGTAAGCCCACCATCAGACAGAAAATCCAACATGTTAGAAATAACATCATGGACAATCGCTGAGGTAACGGCAGCGTCACGAGGAATAGTCAACGTAAAGTTGGCATTCATCGTAACAGAACCGAGAGCGGTGGGGACAGTCTTATTCAATTGAATAAGATGCCTGTCCACAACATTGGGAGACTTGCCCGTCGTAGAGTGCTTAATAACAAGCGCACTAGGAAGAGCGAGCGTACTCGCAATGTCAATCCGACGTGATCCCGCACCGTCTTGAGAGACGAGGCGGAAAGTAACATCGGCACCACCAGCGTTGTCGAGAACCAGATCGTTTGCTAGCATTGTAGCACCTCGCATTAATAGGCGGTCGGCCCCATCTTCATCAGAAGAACAGACCGTCTATACTGTGCAGTAAGCGCAATGTTAGCGACGCTTTTGTTCAAGCATCGCTAAAGCGAGCACCTGCTGCTTCGGAGTCAGCAACCCGTCTGTCAAAAGCAGACTAGTTGCTGGGAAACCATTAAACCGCTCATAGCACTTCACCCCAACTGTACCAAGTGTAGGATTTCCCTGCACGATATCAGGTGTGGGTGGTTGATAGGTAGCGACGAAGGACGCCTCTCTTTTAATAGAGTATCCAACGTCTGTAATGTCATACTTCCCTCCAAAGGGTTGTACGGCAAGGCTATCTAACAACTTGCCGACGGAGAAGAACCAATCTACTACAAAGGAGTATGGAATAGCATTCCATATAACCCGTGCAGGATGATTGAATCCACCGGCGGCAATCAGTGCCTTCAGCTTAGCATTAGCGTCCGCAAGATCCTTAAGATCTTGACTAAGTTTACCCCGTATAATTAGGGTAAGCCGGGCGCTCTGTCGCCTAAAGTAGACCCGATCATAATCACCATCCCCAAGCAAGAAAGCATAGGGGTCAGTGAGACTTCTTACAAATTCGAAAGTTTCATCATAGATGATATTTCGTTTGAAAGAAAGATCGGTTGTACGGCCGTTGATAGATATGAGGTGTTTTAACCTCTTATCCACAGCTTCCGACATGCCTACAATCTTTTTCACGTCGTCTACAAATGGCGCTGTGCCAAATGAGAAGGCGAGAAAATTATTTGCGGCAGTCTTAGTTATACTCTTTTCAAGCTTGGGAATCATTCCCTTCATGTCCTTAAGTTCATACATGAAGTTAGCTAAGCTAACCTCAGTAGGAACTTGGTCATGAAACTTATTGAAAGCTTCAATCGAGTAGTCACTAAGCTGAGCTGCTGAAAGAGCGGGTAACCAAGGCCAGGAATGATACCCTTCACCAGTGTTAACCATCATAGGGAATGACAGTTCTTGATCAGAACTGTACACTACCCCATTTGAGGGATTAACAACGGGAGGTATCCCGGTAAGAAAACCGGAGAGAGAGAAATGATAAATCGGGTTATATAAGCCCGACTCTCCAACCACATCATCCATTATTGAATGATTAGGGTGGGGAAACGAATACGTGGGATAATTGCTCCACGCTCGATGAACACCTGGTACGTTGCTTGCTTCGTACCAAAATGTCGTCGAACGAGGGCGATGTCCCTCACCACTCTCTCTATGCCGTTTATAGGCCATGGTAGGTTCTCCTCTGTAGGCTCCTTTCGAGACTAACATCAGAGAGGTGGGGCGAAAG